CGGATGGTGGTCGTGTGGCTTTACTTAGAAAAGCCCAAGCCCATCCAGACTATGAAAAATATATGAAATTAGCGTCTGGCAGATAATCTGCTAGATGCGACAGAATGTGACATTGACTTTTAAAATGGTTGTGTCATACTAGATTTAAATATAGTGAGGGTAATAAAATGGCGTTAACTAAAAAACAATTTATAGAATTTGCTGACTTGATAGCAAAACATAATCCTACTAAGGCTATGGTAGATGATATCACATATATCATGGCAAGTAGTAATAACAGATTTGATAAGCATAGATTTGCTGATCGAATACAATCACAATCTAACAAACGACTAAACGATCTAAATATAGGCGACTTACAGAGAGCATGGGGGGTAAAATAACATGGCAAAAACTGTATATATTGCACAATCTAATTATATAGATGTGCCTAAAGTATTTGGAAATGTCAAAGCACTATATGACTTTGCATTGAGTATGGCAAATACTGAAACACCACATTTGGATAGAGATGCAAAACCATATCCAGCCACATACTCACGATTTAATACTCAGTTAAAGAAACAAGGATTTACAGTATTATATACTAGTAATTCTCTAAATGCTGAGAGTTCTATCAAGGTTGATACCACAACTATTAATGGCTAATTTGATATGTTGCGAATTGACTTTGGTAAAGTTATGACTGCGACAAAGTGGACAATTTACTTTGTCGTGGTCTTTGTTATAATGGTTTTAATAATGAAATGAAAGTGAGGTAATTATGACATTATTAAATGAACTAAGAAACAACTACAATGATGATACTGGTGCTACCTTGTACGAAATGTATAAACATTTTAGAATTAAAAACACTAGTATTTGGAACTTGCAATCAAAGTACGATCTTAGCGTACGAGCGTTATCTGTTTTTCCTAACAATATACTTCGTGAAATGAAAAATGTATTCGTTTATTGTAATTTAGCAGACAGGTGGCACGAAAGCAAACTAAAAGTCAGAATATGGAACGCAATCAATTGTGTAGATGATGAAATAATAACTTGCTCTGATTGTGGTTCGATAAACTATCGTGATGACTCAATATATGTTGATAGTCGTAGCGATTTTGTTGGTGATTGTTGCAGAGATAATTACATATATCACGAGGGGCATGACGAATACTACCATGAGGACGAATACCCCGAAGAGGAAGAGGACAGATATGGTGTTTATCCATACGACTATGATGTGACACAACAACTTGATTTTCAATCGACTGACAATGAAACAAGATATATCTCTACTGAAATAGAAACAGAAAGACGCAATGATTGTCCTAGCGATATAGTCCACGATATACACAATACTATGAGTGGATTTGCATTATGCAAACATGACGGATCATTAGAGAATGGATTTGAGATCGTGACTGCACCTGCCACACTAAGTGTACATAAAGATCGGTGGTCAAAATTCTGTGAAAAGAATTATGCAGATAACTTATCGTCTTGGAATACTGCGACTTGTGGTATGCATGTTCATGTAGACAGAGCATCACTAACACCATTAGACATTGGCAAACTATTAGTGTTCGTAAATGGTACACGCAATGCAGAGTTCATTAAAAAGATTGCTGGTCGTGATTCTCGTCAATGGTCGGCTAAGAAATTCAAACGAGTAAAAGACGCACTAAATCGTTCTGATAAGTACGAGGCATTGGCTACTCACAAGCCAAAGACAATAGAGTTCAGAATATTCAGAGGTAATATTGCAAAGCAAGGCATACTGCGAAACCTAGAATTTGTAGACGCACTATGCAACTTTGTTGGTACTGTTGGTATGGATAGAGATACCGACACAGTAAATAGGTTATCATATACCAACTTCATTGAGTATATGAATACATCTGAGAATAAGGGTACATATCCTTACCTATTCTCATGGCTAGTTCGCAAGGGCTATAACAAGGGTAATGCTAAACTATTAAAAACAGAAAGCGAGGAATACTAATGTGTTTAATTATCAAATCAGATAATGCTAGTGAGTTAAAACAAAACTTACTAACATCAGCATATCACAATAATTCTGACGGATTTGGTGGTATGTTTCTTGCTGACGGCAAGATACAAACATTTAAACATCTACCAAAAACTGAAAGTGATGTTCTATCTCTATGGGATAAATACAAAGATATGAAAATCCCAATGGGATTACACTTCAGATTTACTACTAATGGTGGCACTAACAAATCTAACTGCCACCCATTTGAAGTTCTAAATATGAAACAACATAACAGATCTATATGGGTTATGCATAACGGACCTCAATTACCAACACCAATGATTGATGTAGACAAATCAGATACACATCAATATGTGAAGTGGATTCTAAGACCTATGTTGGCACAGAATCCCGAACTACTATACAACAATGATTGGAAAGAAATGATTGAGGGTTCAATCGGTTCTGACAAACTATTATTTCTTGACGGAAGTAATGGTAAGTTCACAATCATCAACGAAGATCATGGCGAAACAATGGACAATATGTGGCTGTCAAATACCTACTCAATACAGCGTGGTATGGGTAGTGATTATGATGTCAAGACTGACACTATATCTACTTACAAACCTAAACTAAGTTATTACAACAGTAGGTGGTCGCCATATCAATTTGATTCATACCATGATGACAACATAATCCAAATGGATACATGGAAAGAAAAGCAAACTAAGAAAGACAAACAAGCAAAGCAAGTAGATTTGTGTGATGATAATATGCCATACAATATAACTGACTTAGTTGGCTTATCAAGAGGCGACATAAATGAGGTTGTATATCACAATCCTACAGGCACGGCTGAGATGTTAGGCGATTTCATCACGGCAAATGAGAGCGATATGTATGACGCAATAGATGAACTAATAGATCGCAAGACTGACGATAAATAAAGGGGGGCACATATGAAACACGAAAAACTAATAAAAATAAAAGCAATACCATATCACTCGTATAATATGGTTGTTTATTCTACTAAGATAGATGAGTGT